TCAATAAAAATTCCAAGTTAGTTTGGTGGATTCAACATCCAGTAATCAATACTATTGGCCAAGGTGGGACATCCGGACTTGTTACACTTAGTACCTTTACCTATGCTGGTTGGGGTGTAACAGCAGTAGCTGCTGGAGCTGCAACTTATACTGGTGGTGATGCAGGGGGAGAATTCTTTAATGGTTCTGTTCCTCTTTCCATAAGTTTAATTGGTGGAACTGATGGAACTGCTCCAAGTTCAGCTGATGTTGTTCGCGGATATGACGAATTCAAATCTGCTGAAGATATTGATGTTTCTCTCTTGACAACTTCTGATCATGGATCAACAGTTGTTCGACACGCTATTAATCAAATTGCAGAAACACGAAAAGATTGTTTGGTATTCTTTTCTCCTGAAAAAGCAGATGTTGTAGGAGTAACTAATTCTTCGACTGCAACAGGAAATGTCACAGATTATCGTGATGTTGTAAATATGAATACTTCTTATGCAGTTATGGATTCGGGTTGGAAATATCAGTTTGATAAGCACAACGATAAGTTCAGGTTTGTGCCTTTGAATGGTGATATTGCTGGGCTTTGTGCTCGCACAGACCAAGTTCGTGATCCTTTCTTCTCCCCTGCCGGTTTTGCCAGAGGACAAATTAAGGGTGTTGTACGACTTCCTTTCAATCCGAAGAAAGCTGAACGAGATAAGTTGTATGCTGCTGGTGTAAATCCAGTTGTTTCTTTCCCAGGCGAAGGTGTTGTGATGTTTGGAGACAAAACACAATTGTCCAAACCATCTGCATTTGATCGAATCAATGTGCGAAGGTTGTTCATTCTTCTGGAAAAAGCGATTGCTAATGCAGCACGATTCCAGTTGTTTGAATTCAACGATGAATTTACACGTTCTCAGTTTGTTGCGATTGTGGAACCATTCTTGCGTGATATTCAAGGACGAGGTGGAATCCAAGATTTCAGTGTAGTGTGTGATGCTTCGAATAATACGCCACAAGTTGTAGACTCTAATTCGTTTAGGGGAGACATTTTTGTTAAACCTTCACGTGCTATCAACTTCATCCAACTCAACTTTGTTGCTGTTCGGAGTGGTGTGGAATTCAATGAAGTAGTCGGTGCTATTTGATATAAATAATTAAAACAAGTTTAACACTGGAGATTAACAAATGGCAGCTTTTCAATTATCGGACTTCAAGAGTGCTCTTGAACATGGCGGAGCACGACCAAGTTTATTTGAATTTAATATATCTACGCCGGGAACTGTAGAAGGAAATGATGATCTAGATGACATAAACCTTTATTGTAATGTCTCTGCTATACCTCCTTTGACGGTTACTCCAATTGAACGTCAATATTTTGGACGAACAGTAAAAATTCCTGGCGATATGGTATTTGGTGATTTGAATACTACTATCATTAATACAGAAAGTTATTCTATCAGAAATAGAATTGAACAGTGGATGGACCATATAAATGGTCATAATAATAACTTAGGTATTAGTCATAGCGAGAATTGGAAAGTTACGGGAACCCTGAAGCAGTATGCTAAAGATGGCCAACCGTTGATGAATTTCAAATTTAATGGTATGTGGCCGCAAACTCTTTCGGAAATAGCATTAGGTTATGATACTGCAAGTGATATAGAACAATTTGATGTAACGTGGGCGTATGATTGGTATGAAATAGAAGCAGGTAGCGGACTCAAAGTTCCTATTGTTTACGCCACACAGAATTAAAGGAAAATTATGGCATTTACGGTTTCAAGTTTTAAAAGTAATTTAGAGCAAGGAGGGGGTGGTGCTCGTCCGGCGTTATATAAAATTAGTATAAATCATTCGTCAAATGCGCAGCAGTCATTTACATCTAGTGAAGAAATATTAGTCAAAGCGGCTTCTATTCCTCCTGCAAATATTGCCCCTCTTACAGTAAATTATGCAGGAAGAGCATATAAATGGTCAGGATTTAGAACATTTGATCCTTGGACTACAACTATTATTAATGATGAAAATTTCTCAATAAGAAATAAAATAATGGAATGGATGCGAACACTTTCTGGTAAATTAGATGGAACGAGGGATACTGACTATGGGCGGCCGACCAAAACTGCTGGAGTCACCGGAGGGCCCTATAAAGAAGGTTACGCTAGAGTAATTCAAGTAGGAACAGATGGTGAGGATAAACAAAAATATCAGTTTTATAATCTTTGGCCGACTGAACTTGCTGAAATTCCTCTTGATTGGGCAAGTGATATGATTCAGGAATATACTGTTACTTGGGCATATGATTACTGGAGTCATGGCGAAATTTCTTCGACTGCAAATGTAGTTGCACCCGGCGTTGCGCCTGCCGTCAATCCTGCGGGCGGACCCTCGTAAGATACTATGAATGGCTTTTACAGTTTCCGAATTCAAATCAAATCTAAAGCAGGGAGGGGCAAGACCTTCCCTGTTTTCAGTTCATCTTAATTACCCAACTGCGCTTACAAACCCAGCCCCGCCTTCCAACTCTGAATTTTTAATTAAAAGTACGTCTATTCCTGCCAGTACAATTGGGACTCATGACGTATATTTTCATGGCAAAGCTTTCAAAGTAGCAGGTGATAGAACTTTTGATACTTGGGATACTACTATTATAAATGATGAAGACTTTGGAATTAGGATTGCTATAGAGAATTGGATGAATTTGATCTCAGACCACCAACTAAATACTAGAAGTACAGGGATTGGATTAGTGGATCATCTAGAAAGCGAAAATGCTGATTGGAAAAAGGATATTATGGTAACCCAATTTGGTAAAGATGGGGTACATAAACATCATTATCATTTTTTAGGTGCGTTTCCCACTGCAATATCTGCAATACCTTTGGATTGGGCATCGCAGGACATAGAAGAATATACAGTTACTTGGACATATGATAGATGGATGCCGGGCACAAAAGGGGGAAAAGGAGCAGAAAAATCACCAGTTCATCATTTATTTCCAAGTGATAAACATAATTATTAATTAGGACACACATTATGGCATTTGAATTATTTGGTTTCAAAATAGAAAGAAATAGCCGGGAAGTTCCGCAGGCTAATGTTCCAGCATTTTCATTACCAGAAAATGAAGATGGTTCGGTTATGGTATCAGGAGCTGGGGCATATGGTTCCTATGTTGATTTCGATGGACAATATAAAAATGAAGTAGACTTAATTTTCAAATATCGCGAAATGGCAATGACTGCTGATTGTGATGTTGCAATTGATAATATTGTTAATGAAGCAATTGTAATCGAAGAGAACAAACAACCAGTAGATATAATTCTTGATAATACAGACCTTTCGGACGGAATCAAAAAGAAAATTAGAAATGAATTTGCCCATACTTTGCATCTTTTGAATTTTAACAACTATGGCCCAGATATTTTTCGTAGATGGTATGTAGAGGGAAGATTATATTATCATGCAATGATTGATGAAAATGATCCCAAACGTGGTATTCTGGAACTCCGAAGTTTGGATTCCACAAAAATCAAAAAAATCAAACACGTTAAAAAAGACCCAGCTCCTGATTTCAAGACAGCGAAAATCAAAGTTGAAGATATGTTCAATTATAATGAAGGGGGGATGGATAGTCGTTCAACACAGGGTATTTTAATTTCTGGTGATAGCATTGTTTATACAACGTCTGGTTTATTGAATGCAAAGAAAACAGGGGTTACGTCTTATTTACAAAAGGCACTAAAACCGCTCAATCAACTTCGTATGGTTGAGGATGCAGTTGTAATCTATCGAATTTCAAGAGCACCAGAAAGACGAATATTCTACATTGATGTTGGTAATTTGCCAAAAATCAAAGCAGAACAATACATTCGTGATATTATGACACGATATAAGAATCGTTTGATTTATGATTCTGATACTGGTGAAGTTCGTGATGACCGAAGACACCAATCAATGTTGGAAGATTATTGGTTGCCACGAAGAGAAGGCGGAAGAGGCACAGAAATTACTACTCTGCCTGGTGGAGAAAACCTTGGTCAATTGGATGATGTAGAATTTTTCCAGAAGAAACTTTATAAAGCAATGCACGTCCCTATTTCACGATTAGAAGCTGAAACTGGGTTCTCTTTGGGACGAGAAAGTGAAATTACAAGAGATGAACTTTTATTCAGTAAGTTTGTCAAAAAATTACAGACCAGATTCTCACTTCTGTTCAATGATATTATGGAACGGCAATTGATACTCAAGCATATTATGACTGCAAATGAATGGGAAAGCATTAATGATAAGATACATTATCATTATAATTCCGATCATTATTATGCTGAACTGAAAATGCAAGAGATTATGACTCAACGATTAACAGTTGCAAGGGATTCAGAGGATTTTATTGGAAAATATTATTCCAAAGAATGGTTTAGATTGAATATTCTCCATCAAACAGAAGAGGAAATCGAAGCCCAGGATACTCAAATTGCAAAAGAATTAAAAGATGAGGGTGGGGAAGATGATGGAGAGGCAGAGAGCAAAGAAGAACAAGGTGAGGAATATAATAAATTGAATAGTGAAGATGTAGAACAACAAGTCGAAACTAATACTAATCCGCAATTATATGAATTATTGCCGCAACGGAAAAGAAAGTTTGGATGAGTTGGATGTATTTGTTTTATAAATATTAATAGATAATTATTGGAGATTCTAATGGCAGAACAAGAAGAACAAGGGGAACCTACTACTGTGAGTATTATTGATTATTCAATGCAAAACAAACCAACCAAGGTTGCAGATACATTTAATCAAATAATGTCTGCTAAAGTAGTTGATTCGCTTGCAACGAAAAAACAGGAAATTTCTGCTGCGATGTTTGCAGATAAAATAGAACCAGAAGTCGAGACAACGGAGGAACAATGAAATTATTAGCGGCACAGGTTACTACCACTGCTACAAATTTAGGATTGGGTAAGGCAACAGCTGTTGCGGTTTATGCTTCGGCTATTACGATCATAACTGTTATAGATTCGGATGGAACGGAAGCTGGGACAAACGGAACTACTGTGGGTTCTGTTACTTTGCCTGCGGCATCATTGACCGTTATTCATAAAAATTCGGATCAATTCTTAAAAGCAAATGTAACAAATGGAAAGTATTCCAAAATTGTTTCTTCTGGTACATAATGAAAACACTAACACAGTTCAGGGAACACATTGGTTCTCCTTTGGAAGATAAATTAGTTGAAGTAGTCAAAAAGTCAAATGATTATCTGAACGAAGACGTAGTAGATCAGTTGAGAACTGTTATAAAAAAGAAGAAGGAATCTGATATTAAATTCCAAAGTGGCACCACTGTTCCTATTGATCCCGAAGCCGCAAGAATATTACTCAAAACTTATGATTCCCTAAATAGTTCTAATAGAAAAAAAATGCAAGTTAATATGAATAAAGACACTAAATCATTTCTAAAAGTTCTAGATTTTGCATTTGAAAACGTTAAATAGGATAAAAAAATGAAACTTATTTGCGAATTACAAGAAACAATAGAGTATGAACTGATAGATGAAGGCGCTGGAAAAGCAAAGCAATACTTCATCGAAGGCATCTTCATGCAATCGGAACAGAAAAACAAGAATGGACGGATTTATCCTTTGCCTATTCTTGAAAAAGAAGTCAACCGATATATCAAAGAGTATGTGGAACCCAAACGTGCATTCGGTGAATTAGGTCATCCAGATGGCCCGACAGTAAATCTTGATCGCGCTTCACATATGATTACAGATTTGAGAAAAGAAGGTAAGAATTTCGTCGGCCGTGCAAAAATATTGGGCACTCCAAATGGACAAATTGTCAAATGTTTAATTGACGAAGGCGCAAGGTTAGGTGTTTCTTCCAGAGGCATGGGAACTCTAAAACCAGATAAGAAAAATTCACAGATTGTGCAAGATGATTTCTATCTTGCAACTGCAGCAGATATTGTCGCCGACCCATCAGCGCCTAATGCTTTCGTTGAAGGTATTATGGAAGGTAAAGAATGGATATGGGATAACGGCTCTTTACAAGAACGAGATATTGAAAGAGCACGGAATAATATTCGTAAAGCTCCTTCCAAGAGACTTGAGGAAGTAAAAATAAATGAGTTTAAAAATCTAATGTCAAAATTGTGATATTATAAATATTAACAGTATCAAAAATACTATAATAAACTAATTAGGAGTTTCAATGTCTATGGAAAATATTAACGAAGAAGTTCTGGAAGAAACTGAACAAGAAGAACTTGTTGAAGCTCCAGAGCAAGAAGAAGTGGAAGAAGGTAAATTGCCTCCTGCACTGCAAAAAGCAATTGATAAGAAAAAAGGTAAAAGTGATGATGACGATGATGATGATGACGAGGAAGAAGAAGATGAGCAGGTAAAAAAGGAACATAAAGTACCTCCTACCAAAACTGCTATGATTAAAGCACTCTTTGATAAAGTCAACGGACTGAAAAAAGAGGAAGTTTCCGCAAGATTCGGCGACCTAATGGGTATCGCAGAAACATCTGTGGACGACCTTGGTGGAGAAGATCTAGCAACTGCAAGACCAGATGGCGACTCGGTTGCAATTGGTAAGAAAAAGAAGAAAATCAAAGTTCAGATTCCAGAAATTAATGTCAAAGAAGACATTGATGCTCTAGTACAGGGAGAAGAACTGTCCGGAGAATTCAAGCAAAAAGCCGCAACAATCTTTGAAGCAGCAGTACATCAAAAAGTGATGGAAGTAGCAAGCACAAAGATTGACGAGCTGGAAACCGAATATCAAAATAATTTGCAAGAAGAAATTGTCGTTTTCCGTGAAGAGTTGACTGACAAAGTTGATGGTTATCTCAATTATGTCATCGAAGAATGGATGAAAGATAATGAACTTGCACTCGAAAGTTCCCTGAAGAGCGAAATTACAGAGGAATTCATTACAGGACTCAAGAACCTCTTTACTGAACATTATATCGAAGTACCCGATGAAAAGATTGATATTGTCGAAAGTTTATTCGATAAGGTAGAGGAACTTGAAGGGAAATTCAATTCTCAATTATCAGAAAATATTAAAGTCAAAGAAGAATTGAACGAATACCGAAAAAATAAAATTCTGGAAGAAGTCTGTGATGATCTCGCAGATACACAATCAGAAAAAATGAAGGAACTCGTTGAAGGCGTTTCCTATGAAGAAGATGCTGATGATTTTGAAAGTAAAGTCAAAACGATTAGGGAAAGTTATTTCCCAAATCAACAAAAGCAAGATGGAAATGTTGAACAAGAAGATGTGATGGCAAATGATTCGGAGGAAACTCCTGTTAAAGTGTCAAACATAATGGAAGCATATAGTAAAGCTATTGCTCGTAAATAATAACATAAGTTTTTTTAAACAAATTAAGGAGTTAAAAAATGCAACTCTCGGAACAATTTACTAAGAAATGGGGACCGGTCCTAGATCATCCCGATCTTCCTGAAATTACCGATCCACATCGAAGAGCAGTTACTGCTATGATGCTTGAGAATGTTGAAAAACAATATTCCCAAGATCAACTAGGTAGCGGATTACTGTCGGAGGCTGTCCCATCGACATCCACAACTTTCACAGGTGCTGTCCACACTGGTGGTGATGCTGGTGGATCTGATGGAACACAATCAAAAATTGACTTTGCTGACCCCATTTTGATTTCGATGGTTCGGCGTGCAATGCCTCAACTCGTAGCATACGATGTTTGTGGTGTTCAACCTATGTCGGGACCAACTGGATTGATCTTTGCTCTCAAAAGCAGGGTTAATTCGCAGGCTGGTGCTGAAATGCCAGGCGTTAACATAGATTCCGTTGCTGGTGAATCTGGTGTAGTCGGTGGAACTGACGGTTCCGGTGACATTATTAAGGCGCCAGGTCTTTTGATTAATCCAACAAGTGGAGCAGGTCAAAGCGGTGCAGACGTTTATAGTGCTGGAAGTGCTAAGACCACTGCTGCTGGTGAAGATACAAACTTAGGGGAAATGGCATTCACTATCGAAAAGATGGCAGTCAATGCAGGAACACGCGCCCTGAAGGGTTCGTATTCAATGGAACTCGCACAAGATCTTCGTGCAGTTCATGGACTGGATGCAGAAGCAGAACTTGCTAACATTCTGTCCTCAGAAATTCTTGCAGAAATTAATCGTGAGGTTATTCGTAAGATTTATATCAATGCAAAACTTGGGGCCGCTGTTGGTACAACATATGCTGGTGTTTTTGACCTTGATACTGATTCCAATGGACGTTGGATGGTTGAAAAGTTCAAAGGTCTTATGATGCAGATTGAAAAAGATGCAAATCAGGTCGGAAAAGACACACGAAGAGGAAAGGGGAATATTCTCATTACTTCTACGGATGTTGCATCTGCACTTCAAATGGCAGGGATGTTAGATTACGCTCCTGCGATGAGTACAGATTTGAATAGCGACACTACATCTTCAACTTTTGCTGGTGTTCTTAATGGACGCTACAAAGTTTATGTTGATCCATATTCTGACGCAAACGCAGCAGAGTTCTATGTTGTGGGCTATAAAGGTTCTTCACCTATGGATGCTGGTATTTTCTATTGCCCATACGTTCCATTGCAAATGGTTCGTGCAGTTGAT